TATTGAATCAGTAGGAAATGATTGGTATAGAATACAAGGAACAGGGACATCTTCATTGACAACAGAAGTTCCTCAGATACAATTAAGTAATTCAGCAAGTGTAAATGATTATCTATATATTTGGGGAAGTCAAATGGAAGAAGGCTCTTACGCAACATCATACATTCCAACATCAGGAAGTACAGTAACAAGAAACCAAGACATCTTCACAAGAGATGGTATAGGTAGTTTGATTAATAGTACAGAGGGGGTTTTGTTTGTTGAGATTGCTAGTTTAAGTGAGAGTGGTAATTATAGAGAATTAGGACTTAGTGATGGAACTACAAGTAATAGAGTTTTAATTAGTTACAAATCAACAGACAATGTAATTAGAGGAAGTTTTCAAGGAAGTGGTGGTGCAAACTTAGAATACACAGTTACAAGTAGTAAGGATTTTCATAAAATTGCTGTAAAATGGAAAGTTAATGATTTTTCTTTATGGGTGGATGGGGTTGAAGTTGGCTCTGACACTAGCGGAAGTAGTTTCCCTGCTAACACTTTAAATTCTATAAATTTTAATAGTGGTTCGGGTGGTGATATTTTCTATGGCAAAGTAAAACAACTACAAGTATATAAGACAGCACTAACAGACGTTCAACTAGCAGCATTAACTTCATAATATGAATATATATAAATTACAATACGACACAAAAGCAGAAGGAGATGCTGACTTACTTGCTAAAGGTACTTACGAAGTAATAACTGAAGAAGGAGTTACTCAAGATGTTTACAGAAATGGAACACAGGCAATCGTGTATCTTGGTAAGATAGTAGAGATACCTGCAACTTATGATAAAGATGGTAAAGAATTAACTCCTCCTATTTATTATGATGGAGTATTTTACGACCTAATGACTACAGAAGAATTTGACTTTGGAATACACGAGTTATTTCCTGTAAATTGTGTACATTCGTTCTTAGGTTATGAAAAGAACGCAGAAGGTACAGATGTAGACCCTGATGAATTAATAATAGAATAAAATGGATAAAATACTTAGTATAAATTTAGAAACATCAACAGCTCCAATAGTACAAGAAGTAAGAGGACGTGATTATATAGAGTACGGAACAGAAGATTGGAGAAACCTTTACCCTCAGTTCTTAATTGACTTATATTACAATTCTAGTACACACGCTGCCATTATAAACGCTACAGCTGAAATGATAGCAGGAGAAGACTTAGTATGTGAAGAAGATGATACTAATTTAGAAAGTTACGTAAAGCTTAAGAAGTTTTTAAGACACGCTAATTCTAACGAAAGTTTACACCAAGTAATAAAGAAAGTTGCTTTTGATTTTAAACTTCAAGGAGCATACGCTTTGCATATTGTATGGAATAGAGAAAGAACAGAAATAGCAGAGCTTTATCACGTTCCGTGTGAACGAGTTAGAGCCGGTAGACCAAACGCAATGGGTAAGGTAGACTGTTACTATATAAGTGCTGATTGGGCAAACACTAGGACAAATAAACCATACCCTATTAATGCTTTTAATGTGAACGATAGAACTTCAGGAAGTCAGTTACTTTACACAGGGGCATACAGTCCTAATATGGATTGCTATCATACACCTGATTATTTAGCAGCAAATAATTGGTGCTTAGTAGACCAAAAGGTTGCAGAGTTTCATTTAAACAATATAGAAAATGGATTTAGTGGGAGCTTTTTCGTTTCTTTTGCTAATGGTATTCCTACGCAAGAGGAAAGAAGACAGATAGAACAAAGTTTAGTAGAGAAATTTACAGGAGCTTCAAACTCAGGGAAGTTTATTTTAACTTTCTCAGATGATAAGACTAGAACACCTGAAATAACTCCTATAAGCGTTTCTGACGCAGACAAACAATATTTAGCACTACAAGAGCTATTAGTTCAAAACATACTCACAGGACACCGTGTAACGTCTCCTATGCTTATGGGTATTAAATCTGATACAGGTTTAGGCTCTAATGTAGATGAACTTAATGCCGCCGCAAATTTTTATCAAACGACAGTAATAAGACCGTTCCAACTAAATATATTAAATACTTTACAGACTATATTCTCAGTAAACAATATGGACTTACCTGTTCAGTTTGTACAATTAAAACCTATAACAGTAGAATTTACTTCTGAGGACTTAAAAGGAGTAATGACTGAAGATGAAATAAGAGAAGAAGTTGGTTTAAAGCCTTTAGCTGATGTAGAGGTAAGAGAAGACTTTGCAAGTGAAAAGACAGAGCTTGATAAATTTATTGAAGAATTTGGAGAGGATATTCCTGAAGAATGGGAATTAATAGAAGAAGAAGTAGTAGATGGAGAACACCAAGACTTTAACTATGAAGAAGTATTAAACGAGTTAATGAACGAGAAGTTAGAACTAGCTTCAACAGGTAGAGCTATCCCAAGCCGTAAGTCAGAACAAGATGGTATCTCTAAAAAGTCTTTTGATTACTTTAGAGTAAGATATGTTTACGCTAATGACAATTTCTTAGAAAACAAATCAGGAAGTAAAAGAGATTTTTGCAGAAAAATGGAAGCTGCAAAAAAGCTGTATAGGAAGGAGGACATAATTAATATGGGTAAAGTACCTGTAAATGCAGGATTTGGTATTGACGGAGCAGCTACTTATTCAATTTGGCTTTACAAAGGAGGGCCTCAATGTCATCACTTTTGGAGTAGAAGAATTTACAAAACAGTTATAGGTGAAAGTAAGACAACTAAAATAGAAGACGCTGATATGATTGGCTACACTAAAGCTAAGTCAGAAGGATTTACTGCTAAGAAGAACGATAAGCTAGTAGCAACACCACCTAGAAAAATGAAAAATAACGGATATTACAACTAATTATGAGCTACGTATTATTTATATCAGAAGCTAAGCTAAAAGATAGCACAGCAATAAACTTAAATGTTGACCCTCAAATCTTGTTACCTTATGTGTTACAAGCACAGCGTATTTATATAGAGCCTAAACTAGGAACAACACTTTACCAAAAGCTAGAGGCTGAAATAACAGCAGGAACTTTAACAGGGGCATACAAGACTTTAGTAGATGAGTATATAGGCGACTGTTTACCTTCTTGGGCGTTTCATATGTGTATTCCTTATTTACGCTTTAAAACGGAAAACGGTAACATCTATTCTAAGACTTCAGAAACAGGAAATGCTTTAAGCACAGAGGAAGCTCAACACCTTAGAGAAGAAGTAAGAAACAATGCTGAATACTTTACAGAAAGAATGATACAGTATATCACTAATAATATAACTCTTTTTCCTGAATACAATACTAATAGTGGAGCAGACATTTCTCCTGACCAAAACGCTTACTATAACGGTATGAACCTAGAAAGACCAATGAGACAGGGAACTAAACTTACATTGAGAAACTTTTTAAACGCTTCTGATTACTCATAATGAAAAGACACTATAAACCGAAAACTAAAAATGTTACTAAGTTAAAATCTTACTTAGATAAAAAAACTAAACAAAATGACAGAAGTAAAAGATACTCTACAAGTAGGATTAGCTAATTTTTCAGCTATTGGGTTTACTCTAGCAAGTGCAAATGAAATATTAAGTTTTGTTGCACTAATACTTTCAATAGCATATACTATATATAAATTCATTCAATTTGACAAAAATAAATAGATGGCTCGTAATGTTGTTACAAGCTCTTTTAAGAGCGTTAAAAAGAAACGAAAGGGAATACACTCCAAAAACGCAAGTAAAGGACAGAACGGATATAAAAAAGCCTACAAAGGTCAAGGTCGTTAATCTTTTAATCATAAGAGATACATTCACAGAAAAATCAACTATTGGTCGTTTGTTTATTAATGGTGAAAGTTTTTGTGATACCTTAGAAAATCCTTGGATAGACAATCAGAGAAGTATAAGCTGTATTCCTAAAGGAAATTATAAGGTAAGACTTAGATACCCAAGAGAAAGTGCTACAAGGGATTACTTACACTTATTAGTTCAGGACGTTCCTAATAGGGATTATATCTTATTTCATAGAGGTAACACAGCTAAAGATACAAGCGGCTGTATTCTAGTGGGGAATGGTCGTAAACAAGACATTGTTGAAAACTCTCGTTTAGCTATGGATTTAGTTATGCAAGAAATAATATATTTGGGCGGAGAAAATATTAACTTAATAATCAAAAATAAATAATATGAAAAAGTTTTTAGAAAAGTACCTTATCGGTCAGATGGTAAAGAGCAAGAAGTTTTGGTATGCAGTTAGTTCTGTAGTTGTACCTGCTTTAGTTTCTTACTTAGGAGTTGATGAAACAACTGCAAAAGATTTATACTATGCAATCTTAACACTTATAGTAGGTCAGGGTATTGCTGATGTCGCTAAAAAGTAATAGATACAGATTAAAGCCACACGAAATAGTGGCACTAGAAAAGATGCGAGAAGCCGAGACTAGAAATGTTCTAGTTATTGGCGACTTGCACGAACCATTCTGTTTAGACGGCTACTTAGACTTCTGTATAGACCAATACTACACTTATAATTGCACGGAGGTTGTATTTATAGGTGATGTAATCGACAATCATTTTTCTTCATATCATGAGGCTAGTGCTGATGGAATGGGCGGCTTAGATGAGCTAGAATTAGCAATAAAAAAAATAG